ATTATTAAAAGATTTAGTAAAATTTATATTCCCATCCTCACTAAGAATCATTATTTCCCGTACATTATTTTCATTCTCTAGTACAGGAGATTCATCTATTGGATGAAAGACAGAACACCAATCACTAGGTAATATATACCCATTAACTAAATCACAAGTACTCATTCCTGCATTAAAATATTTACAACTACCGCACATGATTCCAGCATTCTTTTCTACTTCAGTTGCATCTCTATATTGTACTTGGTCTTTACCAAGCTTTCCAGTCTGAGTTCCTATAACCTCATTTAACTGAGACAATGCATCTTTAGAAATTAAACAGCTTCCATCTATACAGGTACTAGTTGTAGGAATAGACATTCCTTTTAGTATATCAAAGTTAGCTCCTTGATTCACTCCCTTTTCACAGACAGTAACTTCAGCCAACTCTAATTCATCCACTTGCATATAGGGCATCAATCCCTTCTGCATGTTTTGTACTTTTAAAGCACTTCCCGCAATAGAATAACTACGTAGTTTACCTTCATTAATTTGTTCCACTACTCGTTTGGCTATTCGGGTATCATCACGTACTTCTGTAATGAAGAACATTCCCTGGTCATTTACTCCTGACTTAAATATCTGACCGCCTTTAGATATGTATGCAGGCAATGCCCATCCTACCTGAACATCTGAATGAAGTACCATTGCATTCCTTGTACGGAAATTAGACATATACTTATCAAAGGCTTTATTCAAAGCATTAGTAGTAATTAAATGCCCTTCCCTGTCGATCATTTCTACAGAAGCAGGCCCACCTACAACAATAGGATCATTCTCTAATCGAGCAGCTGCTTGAGTAAAGTCTTCATTATTAGGGAAAGCTCTAGACAACGTAAGTATCTCAGCTCCTGAAGCAATTCCTGCTTTAAAGAGCCTGAGATATTCATCAAGTGCGCCAGCTATATCTTCTATAGTTGTTTGCCCCACTTGTTTTTCAAGAAGAGCAAGCACTCCAGAAGATTCAACTAAGGTATCTAGTTGAGGCTTCCATGAATTAGAAGTGGGAATCTTACCGATTAACCCTGGTGTATTCCCCATACTACCCCATGTATTGCAGGAGTTCCTGAAGCTGCAATAGCTGATATCCTAGTTCGGAAATCTACAGGCCAATTAGTTTCCCAGGTTTCACCCCCACCTATGGTAATTCCCGTAGTACTTGTAGCCGTAGTATCTAAGCCTATGTAAACCTTAATAGTAGCATGTTCATTAGTTATCCGAATACCTCGCATAACTGACATACCTGGCCTACGTTTAGACTCTGAGGCATTTGCAGTTCCTAACCAATCATATTGTTCTCCATTAGTAGGAGCTACGTCACCATCTACATATACAGGAACCGTTCCATCTTTTCTATCTTCTACATGAATTTTATCTATAAAAAAGTCTTGGTTTGCTTGTGCAACAGTTGAAATCTCAACTCTATACGTAGCAGGACTATGCATAGGTAAGGCATATACAACTGATAGTTGTTGCCAAGATGTACTCAGTGCTGTCGCAGGAGAAGTAGCCAACTCTACTCCAGCACTATCTGTAATAGAAATTGCTACTGTATTAGTTCCTGATGCTGCTCTAACTTCACACGAAGCTACAATATGTGAACCTTCAGGGTGTCCTGTTAATGAGGGAGTTACCCAATAGATACCCTCTCCTTTTGCACTATTAGCAGTACTTACTTCTAATGCGTGAGTTCCTAATGCAGGAGAAGTAGTAGACCTTACGGGAGCTGTACTCAAACCCTGTGCTACAAACATAGTAATGTCAGCAGCACCTATACGGGGATTAGTAACTAGATTAACTGAGGCATGTCCTCTGTCTACAGAGAAAACATCCTCAGCTGTAGTAGATAACGTAGCTGATATGGGTGCGTATTTTGTATAGGGGTGGACAGCTGTTCGGGTACTTGGATCAACCTCCCAAGACTGCCACTCATCCGCTCTTACATTTGTTGCCATATTTATTTATCTCCTGAAAGAAACCATTTAAATAATGCCGTTAACCCTCCCATGACAGCGATGGTATGTATAAACAACAACCCCACTCCCAGGTAGGCTGATTTCATTCCTGTTAATTTACTTTTCCATTCATATATCTCATCTATATTACTATCCAAACTCTCAAGTTTTGAACACAACTGCTCATTTAATTTGGTCTGGCTATCAATATAACTATCAAGCCGTTCCATATATACAGCTAACTTAACATCTAAATCATCTGATGTTGGTGTAGCCATATCAAATCTTATCTACCGAATGCCATAACACGAACTACCACAGTAGCTCCTGCTGTATTCCCCTCATCCAAAGCTGCACCATCTGCTCCAGCTTCATACAAATCCAATGTTGCATTTGCATAATCATACTGAGCTACAAAACCAGAAGTTTCACACTGAGCTATAACCATGTGAATTTGTTCTAGGCCCAATTGAGCTGCTGTCAAAGCACCAGCTGCATACGAACCAGTAAACGTGCATGTCTTAACAACATACTTATTATTACCAGGGACACCCGCTACATCAGAAGCATTGCCTGGAACTGTTATTGCAAAGGCCATAATTTCAATCCTCCAAAAATAGACAGAAGGAGAGGAGCCTTACGGCTCCCCTCCCCGTCAAGTAAATTAAGCGTTTAGGTCAGTAATCTTAGCCTGTACCCAAATGTTCTTGCATCGCATTTCGCCCATCGTGTACAACAGACCACGAACTATTAACTGGTTCGCAGCGAAGTAGTCACGGTTCTCAACGTATTGAGTTGGTTGAGCAATAGCCATTTCAATATAGTCAGTATCTAACACATAGATGTTAGACCCTAGGACAGTAGTACCATTACTGGCAACACTCTTAGGCACATCAGCGTCAGGCATGATGGGGATACCCATGTAGGTAGCCAACACCAAACCAGTTCGGGTTCCAGGGAAGGTTCGCTCTGAACCTATACCAACTTGGTATTCTTCCTGGCCCATATAACGCTGCTGAGAATTGAGCAACCGTTCTAGTTTGAAGTACTGGTCATGGCCCATGAGGATGAGCTTTGGCTCACCACCATTTTCACGTACCTTCTGGATACAAGTATCGAGAAGATTCAATGAGAGGTCACGGCCTACACCGTCATTGGATAGAACAGTAGCAGCAGCATTCCACAAACCCAAGTCCCTACCACCAAAGGTAAGGTCATAAGCTCGTACACCACCAGAAGCGAATTGGTTTCCAGCAGTAGAAACGCCACCAACACCTACGTTATCTTGCATTACTACATCGTCAATGCTAGTAAAACCAGCACGGCTTCGGACAACCGCAAGGTCACCGTTAGCAGGAGTAACACCGAAAACTTCGGAGCCAGCAAGTCCTGTATTATCAATGCTAATCGTATTACCTACATACGATACGACAGGGAATCCGTGGTTTGTCCACACATTTCCATCTACGTCATAGAGGTCTACAACGTCACCGATTTTAAAGTTGTTGCGAATAGAAGCAGCACCAAAAGCAGCAGCAGATGTACTGTGCGAACCATTGATTCTATATGCACTACCCGCTAGAATTTCCTCATTAATTTCCTTAATGTGGTCTAGCTGTGCATGTTCATTTTCCATCGCAAGGACATCCCCGATACCACCTTCCATCTGGGCCGTGAACACGGACTTGACGGAAGCACCGAAGGTCGTTGAAACGATACGAGGCAAGCTCGATATAGTCTCAATCTGGGAGACATCCACACTTGGGAGACTTCCCACTTCAGTTACGGGGCGGGAACGTTGTGCTCCACGGTCAGAACGTACCCTCCAACCAGCTGTGTTACCCCAGACTACTCTGGGGACTGCATTAAAGAACCTAGTCTGGTTGTTCAATGCCTGCCAAACTTTACGACCATAAGTCGTATCAAATATGTTTGTGTCAGAATCAACGGTGAATACACCCTTCTGTATATAATCAGGCCCGAAGACCGACTGGTACATCCCACGTTGCGACTGAGCTAAATATTCTGCTAGAGATGGATTAGCCATAATTATTTCTCCTTAGTTTAACTTAGTAGCTCACGGGGAATCCCGTCAGTGTTTCCAGCCTGTACACGGGTCTGTAGATCCCGTAGTTCCTTGTAAGACAAGTTAACCAATTGGTCAACTGTATTATCAGGAGTATCGGCCTTGACTAGGGGAGTCGTTCCGTCAGTTCCTAAGTCATAATTAATTTGTTTAGGAGCAGTCAAACCAGTTTCTTCTTTGAAGCCCATCTTCCGCAAGCGGTCTTCAGATTCTTGTTGAACCTGTTTCTGGATGTTGGTTTCATAATCACCCAGCTGCTTCTGAAGGTCTTCCAATTGTTTGGTCAACTCCTCATAAGATTTTGCACTATACCCACCTTTTTCCTTATCTTCATCGTCATCGTCTTGGGCTTTTTCCATACTTCGCTCTACATTAGGATGTTCGTCATCTTCATCGTCATCTTTTTCATCGTCTTTCGCAGCCTTCTGCATGGCCTGAATGGTAGCCTGTACATCACTGATGTTACGGGTAGCATCAACGGTAGTAGCTGAATCATCAGCATCTCCGCCTTGAGCAATGGACTTACCAGACCGTACTTTCGTACCGTCCACATCCAACCCATTATCAGCTTTAATAAGGTCATAAACTTCAGTAGCAATAGACTTAATCAACTCAGACTTCTCAAGGTCAGCAGCTTTTTCTTGTTCCACATACTCTTCTTCTTCTGCTGCTTTAGACAAACGATTATCCATTTTATTAAGTACGTCTGCAACGGCAGCGAGGGCTAAGTTACTGCCCTCCATTTGTTTCTCAATCCGTTCCAAAATCTCTTCAGACATATGTGCCTCCTTTATAATACATTACTAATATTAATAAAGGTTGGTCTAAGCCACCGCCGACCTTCATTATATAAATGCCTAATTTATTATACTACAAAACCAGAAAAAACCTAATAAAACTATGGTTTAATCAGAGTTTTCTAGGGGTTTTCCTGCATTTAACTTGAGTATATCATTACGAAAATCATATAATGGTACTTGTACAAGCTTTTTAAACTTTTCACATTGAGTACCCTCAGGCATAGATGCCTCAATTAAATCTAAAACTTTACCCACCATTCGTGAATGTCGAGCAAGTATATATTCTTGATCCGTAGTTATTGTAAGTTTTTCATTCATAATATCTCCTCTTCTAATCTAGGCTCGTTACTGTTATTGTTTTAGGAAGAAACCTAGGTATTTCCTCATGTAATTCCTGCATAGTATCCTTAAAAGCTTGTCGGAATTTACCTGTTCCCTTCCTATCTCGTACAGGGAAAGTTCGCCAAGGGTTTCCCCCACCACCTTCTTTCTTTGGTACTGGCTGAGGTTTCATTCCTCCTCTATAAGTACGACGAATACGTTGCAGATTTCCAGACCTACTACGCTTACTATATGTATGTGTAAACGTAGCTTTAGGGTCTGCTATTTTCCCAAATTCCCATTCCCAGGCATACGATTCCGCAGGGCCATCAACAAACACTTGTATAGTAGACCCTACAAAACGTACATACACACTTTCTGCCAATAATCCTGTCTCGCCAGGGAGAGCTGCTAATCGCAAGTTCTCTCCCAAACGTTGTATAATCCAATCAGTTATTCGATCAATGATTAGTTTTTCTATTGCCGTTGTTAGGTTCATGCTACCCACACAGATGATAATGCGTCATTAAATTTATTTTCAGAACCATCATATCTATTCAAATAAACAACCTCTTTCCCAATATATCCATATTTAGGGTGCCAATAGGTAACCAATTGTTTAGGTTTACTTATAACTGCTAGCTGATTTAAAGCGAATTCATCGCCTCCTTTCATACAACCGCATAAATGAGCTTCCCCTGTACCTATATCAAACTCATCTACTCTATGGTAATGACCCATAAAAGCTGAATCAAAGTATGTGGCACCATTAAAACTCTCCTCATCCATTTGATTTATAGATACTTCATCTTCTAATCCAGTTCTATATTGTAAGACTGTTCTCATATTAGTTAGAGTTCTTAACACATCCCCTGTCGCAGCCTTTCCTTTTAATGAATCTCCATGCATTATTAGAATATTCCTATTACAAACAGGGAACACATGGAAGAATGATTTAGGAATCTCAAACTGTATATTCGATTGTTCCCTACAAAATGCTGCTACCCATTGATATAGCATATAGTCCCAGTTCACATACTTATCTTTAGCAGGAGGTTTCTGTGTCATACGTCCATGATTACCTACAACACATGGAACCCGTACTGTTTCAAATTGGGGAGCCATAAACATTAATGCTTGAGCAATTAAGTTAGCCCCTCGTATCATCTGACCCATTGTCGTATCTTGATTGGTTTCCCTTAATTCCTGATGGATATCCCCACTCACCATATCACCTAACAAAGGTACTACTAACTCAGGTATCTCTGCAAAGCTCCTTCGATAGTCTACTAAGTCAAGTATCTGAGAAGCCCACCCATATAATCTAGCATTAAAAATATCAATCGTATAAGCATTTAAGCTACTCATTTGATTGTAATCTACATTGTCTCCTATATGAGTATCGGATAATGGGGCTACAACACTCTGAGGTTCTCGTCCTCGTTTACCTTCAGGACTATATGCTTTAACTAATTTTTGTTCCTTAAAAGGTTGCGTAACAGTCTGAATAATATCGACAATAGACTGATGTGTATTGATTTCATCGGACGCTTGGTCGTAGAGTTTCTTATAGTGGTCAGCCTCGTTCTTATAAGTATCTACTTGTTTCTCTAATTTACTATCTGCCCCGTCTACGCAATCCCCCTCCTTGTCGTACCAACGTTGAATGGTGGAACGATGAACGCTTATTCCTGTTTCCTCCTCCATCCATTCCGCTATTGCTGTCCATGTTTCCCCTTCTTGTCTCTTTTTTATTATCTCTGATTTTGCCTGCTCTGGAATCATAATCTCTCCTTACTGTTAAAACTATAACTTTACCGCACATACGGCAACTCAAATCTGCATCTAGATTGATGTACATTACACCATCACATTTAGGACATTTCATTTTCTTCAGCTTTTTGTAAAGATATACGAATATCATCTATCATGGATTTCACAATAGACTCTTCATATCTATCTTCATTTACAGGTTTTTCATTCTTTCTTCTAGATATTTTATCCTTATCACCCCCTCTATGTAGGGAATCCTGCACACCCTGTGCGCCATCCCGTGTCCAAGAACTACCCTCCATTTTATTTATACCACTGTGGTCTATCTGGCCTGCTGCACCGCCTAAAGCATGGCCTGGTGGTTCATCGGCATCACCATGTCGTTTCTTACTTTCTTTATCATAACCACGAATTTTCTTTTCCATATCATCTTGGTGAGCTAGGGTATAGTCACCCCATTTTTCTCTATCACCACTCCTATTTCTATCTCGTTCTACATATTTAGCTTGTTGGTTAGCTGGCCCTCCTGCCACAGAACTGTAGGAAGCACCCCTGTCTTTATAGAATTGAGCGGGAGGATTGTGAGTATGGGCTACAGCTTTCTCTGCATCATTTGCCTTCTTCTTCTGCCAATCTAATCTCTTGGGATTATTCATTCTATTTTGTGATTCAAAATTATCCGAAGGGAAAGCAGATTTTACAAAATCGTTTAAAGCTTCCAATTCTTTAGTAAAAGTATGAGGGCTTTTATCATCCAAAAACATAGCTACCTTTTCAGGGCCACTCCGCTTTTTCTTTTTCTTTTGTTGGTGTCTTGACATTGAATGTACCCCATGACCTCCATGTGTAGGAGTAAAAATTCCTGCATCACTGGAGGTAAACACAGTGGCTGCACCATCTTCCTTAGTTAATCGTTTTTCTCTATCAGCCACATCCTGAGCAGTATTAGGCTTAACACCTTCATCACTAGCTCCTACAGGATTACCTACCATTTTCTCATAACCTGATGCGAATGCAGCTCGTTGTACAGCCTGAGCTTCCTTACGAGAATCGAATGGCCCCTTACTTCCCCAATAATATTTACCATCACGTTTTGTAACAGGCATTAAAATTGTACATCCTCCTCTTCTTCATCATAATTATTTGGATGTTGACGATGAGCACCAGTAGGATTATACATAGCACGGTCTTGATGGCTCTGATTAAAAGGACTATGTACAGCAGGGTCAGGTTTAGCTTTCTCTACATGTACTACACCAGAGCCATTTAAGTGAGCTATATAGTCTACACTATCTTGCATAAACCACATCTGTTTCCCATCAGGAGATACTTCCTTAATAAAAGGCATATCAAAACCCTTCTCGATTAAGCTAGATACCCAGGTTTTAGGCTCTTCCATAAGAGTTAACATATTATTCCTAGACCTAGCTTCAGCCCATTCATCTATATCTCGCTCTTCTAAAGGAGACTTATCTCTCCAATCAGGAGTTCGCCCACCTGTGCGTCCTTTGAATTTACGTTTATGAGCAGGAATAGTTTTTAAGAGCATATTCTGTATGGGGGTTCCTTCTTCCCCATCGGGTTCATCCCAAGGAGTAGCCTGAGGAGCTTGTTCTTCAGGTGGGCCTTGTTGCTCTTGCATCTGAGCTTCCATCTGTGCTTCCTGTTGTTGTAATTGAAGCATTTGTTGCTCCTCATTCATCTTAGCTGTCTCCACCATTTCCCCAGAAATAGTAAACTCAGCCTCCTCAAGAGAAACGTCTTGGTCTTTCAAAGCTACGTTAAATCCTAGCTGTGCATATTGCTGTGCAATAGCAACCTTCTGTTGAGCAAACTGAATACGTGTAGCTTCAGCTCGTTCCTCTGGTTGTGGTAACCACAGAGTCCAATCTGTTATACCGAAAGCTTCTAAGATTTGCGGAAATACTTTCTCATGGAATAATCTTTGGTCACCCTCAACAACACGACTCATAACTACAAGCTGTTGAGTCTGTGTAGATAGCCCTCCAAATGCTTCAGGAGCACCTTGCCATGCAGGAGTTACACCCCACATAGCAGCCACACGTTCCCGTATCTCCTGTCTAACTGGTAAGTAATCCATTTCTTGTAGGGTATGGAATAGTCGTACCATGTCTACTCTACCCCTATTATTCTTAGCAGATACCGCTACCATAGGGACAAAGTTAGGATCCATTCTAGTCTGTGCAGCGATATTAGCACGTTCTCTACGTAGACTTTCAGGGTCATCAGTAAAGACCATCATCATGGAACCTGGCATCTTACGTTCAAAGAAGTACCGATATAGATTCTTATCCATGCCAATCAAAGTTAACACCTTTTCAAAGATAGTTAGTAGTGGACTCCAGCCGTATGTCTCTGAAGGAAAGAACTTAGATAGATGGATTACTTCCTTTTCAAACAAGTATATATGTTGGCTACGGTGATAGTATTTGTACATCACAGGCCAACGTTCATTACTACAGCCGTCTTCTTTACATGTTCCAGGCACATCTGCTATATGTTCTCTATGTAAAGGACACGTAAAGTGAGCATTCTTAGGCAAGCCTGCCATATCTAAATCATACTCCACTAGAGCAGGATTAAGTCTACGAATCTCTTTAACTTTAGACCGTACATTGCGTCCATCATCATAATATTCTTTAACTAGATACAGAAAACCATCATCTACTACGTTAACATCATAATGAAACTGTCGTAAAACTTCTTCTAAAGATTGTCCGAAAGAATTACAGTCAGATAAGAAGCTATTTAACATATCTTTCTGTTCTCCATCAGGTTCATTTACAGAAGGTTTCCATTCAATTCCTCTACGGAAAACTTCCCCTGTAATGTGAGTTACAGGAGAACGTACTTCTTCTACTGACATAGAAATGGTTTGAATGTCCATCACTAACTGCTGACGATAAGCCATTTGATGGCGTACCCACGTATTTACTACGTGGTCTAAACCAAAGGATGGAGAACTGGCTACATCCCCAGATGATTTCATCAGTTCTAGCTGATTGATTTGAGTATTCAATTCAGCCATCTGTTGAGCCATCGCTGGTACTTCAGGTAGATATTCAGATAGTCTCATGTTTTTAATCCTTGCTTAAAGTTTGTATATCAGACATAGAAGTGAGCTTCAATAGAGTATTCATAGCCATTTCTTTAAGAACGAAGCCCTCACTTCTATCAGGTTGTTGTTTTAAGGTAAAAAGCTCCTCTTCATATTTTACTATTTTTTCCCGTAAATCCAAAACTTCCGACTCTTTCTCTAGTATTTCTTTCTCCATATCTGTCTGTTCAGTAAAAGCTGCATTAGCTAATACTCCTAAACGTGCAGCTTCTTTTACTACGGCTAAGAATGCTCCTTCTGATATAAGGGTAACCGCATCACTATCATCAGGAATATCTGCTTCAGGGTCTAGTACCCTTAGGTCATCGTGCCATGTATCAAGAATTCTCCATGTCCCTGTGGAATCTTTGGTTGCCACATATTGATTATTCCTATCTCTTAACGTATTTCCTAACATATTATCTCCTCTAATGTAGAGGGCATATCCCTCTAAACACACTATTTTCCGCTGGATTCTCCATTATAATCATGGCTTCCGCTACTACAATTGCTATTATAACACATACGCCTAACAATAACGTGATTGTTTTAGGCGATTTCACAAGCACTCCACCCACAATTTTTACAAGAACTGCACCCACTTTCTTGTACTAATAGGGGATTCTCGCAATCACATGTTTCAGCCACTATGGTAGTATGACCAGAAGTTAATACTTCCTTTTCCCTACTCCCACTACGATACACAGTTATTCCTTTACATCCTGTTTCCCACGCTTGAACATATGCTGCCATAACATCTTCCCTAGTAGCATCATTGGCAAAGTTAATAGTTTTAGAAATTCCTGCATCCACTGAATCCTGAAAGGCTGCTTGCATCCTTACATGTTCTTCAGGCGATATATCTGGTGCAGTAACATATACTCTCTTGGCCCATTCAGGAACATCGTCACGGTCTTTCAATGCACCACCTTTAGCAAGGTGTTCCATCAAATCCTCTGAATAAAAACCATGTTCTTTAGCTGTAGCTTCAAAGAATTTATTAACATAATACAGAGTCTTACCTTCTAGGATATTAGACTTCTTCCACACCAAAGAAAAGGTAGGTTCAATACCACTAGAAGTATCTGCGATCATAGAAATAGTTCCTGTAGGAGCCACACTTAATCGACAAGCATTACGATACGTAAAGTTTTTAGTGTAGTCACTATCTTCCCATGCAGGAAAAGTTCCTCTACGAAGCCCTAGTTCTATCGATTCATTGTCAGCTATCTTCCTAATAAAACTCATTATGATTTTTCCTAGTTCGATAGCTTCCTCACTATTATAAGGAATCTTTAAAGCAATTAATAGATCAGCAAACCCCATAACACCCAACCCAATTTTCCTTGTTGCTTTAGTCATGGTATCAATATCTTGAGTAGCGTATTGGTTCGCATCAATTACATTATCTAAGAACCTAACAGATAACTTAGTTATCTTCTGTAGTTTATCCCAATCAATTTTAGATTCCCATGCTGAATCTTCTGAAGTATCTAAGAATTGAACTAGGTTAATTGACCCCAAGTTACAACTCTCATTACCAAGGAGGGGTTGTTCTCCACAAGGATTCGTAGCAATCATACTGCCATATTTACTCTTTACTCTATTATCAGTATTTATAGTATCGAGGAACACTAACCCAGGCTCTCCGTTTCTCCACGCCCCTTCAATAATCATAGAAAATATATCAGCTGCATTAATCCATTCTACAATTCTATCAGTAGTTGGATGAATCAAAGGATATTCAGCATTATTAGTAACTGCTTTCATAAAGTTACTATCAACACCAATACTAATATTAAAATTATGTATGTCTCCTTCCTGTTTCTTACATGTAATAAACTCTCTAATGTCAGGATGATACACAGACATGACTGCCATGTTCGCTCCATCCCGTTTCCCTCCCTGAGTTATCATACTAGATACACGAGACAGGGTTTTTAAAACTTCAATTGGGCCACAAGCTTTACCCTGAGTAGTATTAATAGGGTCACCTTTAGGTCGAATATTAGACAAAGAGAATCCAGTGCCTCCCCCATACTTCTGTACCATTGCTGCATCAGTAGCAGTCTTCATAATGTCCTGCATACTATCTTCTAACGGAAGGACAAAGCATCCTGATAGTGTGCCAGCAGGGGTTCCAGCATTCATCAAAGTTGGAGAGTTAGGGAGGAAATATAATCCCGATAACATCTCATAAAAATCTTCCTCTACTAATTGAATATCTACAGGAAGACTCATGTACTTTGTCTCAATCGCAGCAATTGCTTTAGCAACACGCCGAAACATTTGTTCTGCATTCTCCTGAGGTTTACCCGTTCCGTCTTTTAAATAATACCGTGTCTCCAAAATTGTTTCGGCTTGTTCAGTAAGTGTTACCATTTATACAACCTCCTATCCTCTATGTCCACAATATATACATAATTTTCGTTCAGGCACCCAAAACGATGGAGTGCATACCACTTCTTGACAGTCAGGGTTTGGGGCTTTTTCTAAAGCGTTAACTGATACCTCAGGCTTAAAGTTTAGAAGAGGCGTTCCCCTTTCTGGCATCTTTTCTTTTCTCTTTTCTTCTACTTCTCCCTTTTCAACAGAATCCATCCAATCCTGCACACTTCCCAATGTTTGAATTTTATAGATGCTCGTTTCATAAGCAGCAGAGAGAGCCATCGCTATAGAAAAGAAAGCATCTCCATGTCCCATAGGAGTTTCGGGAGCTTTCAGTTCATTATTAACCGATAGTATCTGTTGCTTTTGACGTTCATCTTTTAGGAGTCGTAGATTCCCTGAATGAATATATGTCTCAAAAACTTGAGCCATAGTATTCTTACTTTTGGTTGTAAAGGTCATGGGCTTCCATACAGAATCTAACCCACGTTCCTCTAATTCACCCCTAGTATTATCTACATATCCTTTGTTTAGATCAAAGTATTTGGCTACATTATTCAGATACTCAATCTGATCAGAATAGCTCCAACCGTCTAAAAAGGATGAGTGAACTTGTTCTATTATATCACCTTTGCGTCTAAAAATAACTAGGTGTGATGGGTGGCGTTTCTTACCTACATCAAAGCCTGCGAAAAGCATTTCATCTTCTTCAGAAGGCCATTTACGAGTAGGCGGTAGGTTAACTAAATCATCAGCCTCACACTTAGTAATGTCTTCCTCTTCAAAATAAGACTCTGTAGAGAAGTGAGGAATTAACATAAACTCAGAAGCAAATGATTTAGGTCTAGCTCGTTGTTGTTCTAATAACCATTCCTCATTATATAACTCAGGCATAAGTACCCTACGTCCAGGGGCAGGGTCTAACGCTGGTAATACCCTGGCTTTAAAACGACTATCTTCCTGAAGTTTGCTAAGAATATCTCCAGGCATCATAGGAGTACCAAGTACAATTACTGGCACCCCCTTCAAAGGAATGAATAATGATTCCGTCATGAAGTGATCTTCTACTTTATTGATTTGTCCCATATTCAATGGATTCTCAGGATCACGCAGAATATCATCTGCAATCAAGGCACCATTCACATGCATACCTCTCTTAAATGAAAAAAGACCGCCATGTAATATATCAGCAGGCTTACTATTAATCGAATACCTAAAAGAAAAGTCAGCTTTAGGAGATTTGTTATCCATCCATGACATCAATAAAGGATTGCGTTTTACAGTTTTATTAATTTCAGATATATGATACTGAGCCATGCCATCACTATATGATAGATATAACACCGCGCAATCCCGTGGCGCAGTAAGCAATCTCCACACACTGAAAGCATGTCCTAATATAGTACTCTTGAAATGAAACCGTGGAAGAACTGCTACATAATTTAAACCTTTTTCTAAACATTCCTCAATATCATCAGCAACTAATTGTACATGCCAAGCTTTAAAATACTCAGGATTATCATAGCTTTGACTCCAAACATTAATTAAGAAATCCTTAAAGGAACCCACATTATATTTTTTATCAGCTAATAAACCCTCAGCTAGACGAGCTAAGGCGTTATCATATGTAACTTCACCATCTTTACTAACCATATTACTCCTGTGATACGAGAGATTTGAGTCTGCCTGCAATCCTTTGAATTAATTCAGTATCCGAAACTTCTTCCACTAAAATATTCAAGACGGATTGCACAAATTGTAAATTAATCATGCCCTCCATAACTTTACGCTCACCTTGAATACTCATATCTAACACTTTAGCTGCATCGAAAGCTCTATCAAATTGTAGGACTCCTAATGCCGATTCAGCTTTATGTCTCATTCCTTCATACTCATTTAAATGTTCTGATTGTGCTCTAGCGAACCGTTGTCCTTCAGATTCTTTAATCTGTTCCATTGCTTCAGTTCTAGCTAGATTCTTTTGTTCATTCCAATCGTACTGTTTAGCCCAAGCATATAGAGTGGGAACTTTAACATCTGAGGAGAACTCAGTATTAATTTTATCTACAATTTTAGGGCCAGATACTCCTTCAACCCATAGTTTCATGGCCCTCATTTTAATCTCTTGATCATATACTTTTGGCATTATATGTAAGCCTCAAAGTTATCCAACGTTGGGTGTTGCGATTCTAGACTTCCACCATACGGTGTACCATCAGATTGCAATAAGTTAGCGAAATTCATATGTCTACGTTTCCCTGTAGCAGCAGTAAAACACTCTGGCTTTCCACCCCCTGGAAACTTTAAACCTATTTCGTCCCTAGTGCATAAGCCACGCCATACTCCTGCATCCTTGCCTAAAGGTTGATACCCTTTCTTATTTAAAAGAGTCCCTGTAGTACGCTGAGTGTCCTTGGCTTGGACATTATATTTACACCCAAAATAATCGCACCAAACAACGACACCATACTTAGTTCTAAACTCTTCAGGAGTCATATCCTTGGGCAATTTATCTTGGTAATCTACAGTCTCTTCAGTTCTTCCTTTCATGTAAAATGTTAAGCTCATCTTTGTCCTCCAATTTTCTATACAAAGCTACACACGCTGCGTCACAATAATCCTGTTCCTTATCATTAACGTCCTTCCATTTCTCAGTAGCGAATCGTTTAATGAAAGCTTTATCTGCCTTCCCTGCTTGTAATACGTGCCGTTTCCATACTTTATTATCGACTGGTATACAAGAATAACCGTTACGGTAACAGATATATTTTACCCCCGCTACTACCGCAGCGAGGGCAACGGTTGTCTTAGGATTCTGAATATAAATAGCTGCTTCTACCGCAACTAACAATTCACCTATATCTATTTTACTCAATTTCTCCTCAAATCCTGTTAATATTTCATAGAACCTCTCTTCATAATTTGAGGCTGAACTACCCCACTTAAATTGTTCCACGATGTTTTCTTTCTCGTCAAGGAGAACACCATGAATAGCTTTAGTTGAGCAGTCCAACCCTAGATAGTACATTATATCACACTTTCCTACTAGAAGTGCTGTACTCTGGATTATCGTCAAAACCTTTATATCTAACTTTATAATCCTCAAACAACGCTGGATATTTATGTTTTAATATAGTAGCAATTGTTGCAAATACCAAACGTATCTCTTCTTCAGCATGTTCATCTGTCCTCATTTCTATAATATGTCTTGCTGCTCGTATATTGCACGACCACCCTATATTAGTTGCAACACCTATAGGGGCAACTCGTCTAGCAGCAGATGTATAATATTTCTTCTTACTAAAGGGCAAACTATCAAAGTCTTTCCCTTCGATAATTTCTGCTCGTTCTATCAACCTAGCATATTGAAGTTCTAAATATTCCCAAGTCTCTTCAAAGATATCTTGAGAATGTAAATCATCTTTATAGGCTTCAGGTATCCATAAGCCCATATCTTCTAGCCTAAGGAACCGTAAACTTTCTTGGGATATAGCTGTACCAGCCCGATGCCGTACAAGCTCATGTGTAACTACCCTACTAGTATCACATATCATAAAGGATACCCACCCATGTTCCAATACTGAACCATGACCAATATCAATTATATTTTTAAGATAGGTAGGAT